CGCAGTTAATCCTTTTCCAGTATCTAGATTAACATCAGCTAATAATTTATTATTTCTTAAAGTATCAAGAGAAGCCTCTTCCGCATCTTTAAAAGCTGAGGTAAATACGTTTAATCCGGGAATAGCATCAGAAATTGCTCCTAAACCACTAAATAATTTAACACCACTATCCTTTCTAAGCTCGGCTTGTTCTTTCCTAATTTCTTTAACACCATTTAAAAACTGTTGATTAAAATCCAGTTGTGCTCTAATTTCATCTGCATCTTTTTTTCTTAATCTACCACTATCTAAAGCAATTTGAAGGTTTTGGAATTGGATTTTACCTTGTTTTTCTAATTTATCTATAGTTTTAGAATCAACTAGTGCTATTTCATTTCTGATATTAACTAACTCATTAGAAATAGAAGATATTTTTCGTAAAGCGGATTTGGAAATACTTAATTCTGTATTTTGTTTGGAAAGTTCATTTAAACTATCCCTAAAGGAATCCCTAATGAACTCTAAATCAGAGTTCATATCTTTTAATTCCCCTCTTAATCCTTTGATATAAGTTTCTGCCTCAGCTAATTCATTCATATCAAATACCTTGATTCTTTTACCAAGTTGTTTTGATAGTTTTGCTATTTCAGAATTAATTTTAGCAATATCTTCTTTTAAGGCCATAAAATAGTTTTATTATAAATATTACTTTTTATAACCTGTTTTACCTTTGAATTTTTTTAGGTTTTTTTCTGCTTGTTTGTATTGTTGGGATGCTTTCATAAATTCAGGAGTATTTATTTTACCATCTGAATTTACTAGTGTTTGTTGTCCTTTTCCCTTACCGTCTTT